CCATCCAATAATAAGTTTAGCATCTAGTAAAAATTTAAAATAGATGTCTTCAGGTGGCGGCGGCAGTACAGTCTCTTCACAAAAGACGTCGACATTAACACCTGATGTTGCAAATAACATTTTTGCCTGTGCTACGCCGACTGCTCGACCGCCCGGAGATTCAGCTGCGACATAAACTTCAACTTCATACATCGACCTAACGACGTAGGAGTAAAGTCCTCCATATCGAACATTTGGGTCAAATACTTCATTGAAGTCTTTGGAAGCATTGACATAAATTGTGTCATAAATCTCGACAGACCCATCAGTGTTTTGCCCATATTTGTCAATGCAGTAACCTACAAGGCTTGCCTTTGATTCTGCGTTTAGCAGTTCTCTACTTGCACCTACAATTAGTTTGTATTCATAGTAGGGTATCGTAAGGTCATAGACATTTGATGTTATTGTATAAGGATTTCTTGTACTTCTCGATGTTTGTTGTATTTGTGTTGAACGATCTTTGGCAGCAGCAAATTCATCTGCAAAAATTGAGTTTTCATTATTAATAATATTTGTTGTGATATCATCAATAAAAAGATTATTAAGAGTTAAACCTGCAGAAAAACCTTTGACATTTCTTAAGAATTGGTTTCTAACGGGAAGTTTGACATCAGTTTCTGCATATTCATAACCAGCAGACTGTATGTTATTTAGTGAATTAAAAAGAAATGACTTGCTAGTTGTATAAGCTCTTCTTTCTCCAGTTCTTGTGCCTAGAGACGGCTCAATTTCAATTGAAGATTCGCTTGATCCTGAAAATAAGTCAACAGACGCTGATGTTACCAGGTATGCACGAGAATCTGCTACGGTGTCTGCGACGACAATGGCGCTTAAATTTTCATTAAATGGTGCATCTTCAAACATGATGGGTGCACCATTCTGGACAAGCGATTTGATGTCAACATCTTTGACTTCAGAAGCATTACAAGTGAATCTAATCCTAATAAAGCGTGGAACCTTACCAATTCTTGACGCAAAGTATGCCTGATCTGTGACGTTATCAGCAGGCGTTACTTGAGATATTTCAGAAACTCTCTCATCTGCCATAAAGAAGTTATAGACAAACTCACCTGTAACACTCTCAGGATTTTTCAAACCTGCAACGACACCAGGCAATGATGGAAGTGTGAAGTTTTGTGACATTTGTTTGACTCTTCTTTAAGTATATTCTATCAAGAACGATTAAAACGGTTTCTTGTTATTGATAGCACTGTAGATGTAACTCTGCTTGATCTACTTTCCATATTTCTTAATAATTCTTCTGCTTCAATGGTGGGTATTTCTTCTTGTGCAATAAGTGTTGCTGTCATCAATATGTCACACAAGTAAAAGTCTTTGCTTCCTCTAAGCAGAGCACCGTCTATTGGAATTGCAATAATTTTATCAAATGAAAATCCTGAGAGTGATTTTTGAAATATGTCTTGCTGGCCTAGCATAATTGTATTTGCTGCAGCTCTATAATATCGAGATGTCAATAAATCATCATAGCGAAGCTTTTCAATAGATGTGTTGACTTTATTTATTGCAGATTCAAGTTGAGGAAATAGTGCTGAAGCATTTACTTGATCTTGCTGTGTGAGAGACTCGATATCAAGATCAAGACCATATAAAGCTCTAAAGTATTCTAGAGTAGCCGTGCTCTCGAGTTCTTTCTTCTTAAGCACATCTTGCGTAAATGTATCAACTGCTAGCGCGCCCGACTGGTTCATGTAATACAATCTAGTGCTTTCTAAAAATTGCTCTTCGCTTGCATAAGATTCAATATCATAGTTCTGAACACCTGGGTCGATGAATGATACGGCCGGGTATGTGTTAGTGACAGTTGCCAGAGTCGTTGAATTATTATTGATTTCTCTAAATGTCAAAGTAATCGTGATGTCTCTAACTCTTGACAAGTCATAAGCACCCAACCTTTCAAGCATTCCATATGGAAGACCGCAAATTACAACAAAACTATCCTCGTTCTTGGGAAGAATTTTTTGTGCATATTGCACCATGCCTGGCAAATAACCCGATTTCCTAAAGTAGTATGCATTATACTTCTTGAAATTAGGCAAAGGTGAAAAAGATCGCTCCTTCATCTTTGCTAGATTAGTCAGAGTATTTGCCGTGTATAGAGAAACTAAAGATTCGCCGTATTTTGAGTTGTAGTTGTAAGCAGCATTTGATGCATCTTTAAGAAGTGGAATTGCTGCATTGATGTAGGTGTTGACATAATCTAAGCCATCAATTCCATCTTGAAAGCTCTGGAGAAGATTCCTTAAAATTGGAGTCAAATAACCGGACGTAGCTGTCAAAGCCATCGACGCAGGAGAAGGAACGACTTCTCTGATTATATTTAGACTCTCGGTCCCATAAGCGACCTTGAATGAACTTGCTGTTATTCTATCTATAGCTTCGACGAGATCATTAAAGTACCAATCTGCATGTCCAAACCTGTATTTAAACCATGTTTCGCTGTCGATAAGCTCTCTATACGCACTCACATAAAATCTAGATCCATCAACGCTTGAATTTAAGAAACGCAATGTTGACATTAAAAATGCAAGAGCACGATGATCTCTAGCAATTTGATAAAACTGTGTTGTTTGATTTGCTCTAGCAGTTAGCGGATTATCTGTAAATGTTGAGACTCTTGTCGACGCAAAAGGGTAAGCAGCACTTGCTGCACCACTAAAGAACACGTCCCACATCATGTCTTTACTTGTGTCAATTAAATCAAAATAAAGATAACCAAATCCTTGCAATGCTGAAGAGCCACCGTAAGGATCTCTTGCTGACGTATTACCGTAAGCACCGACAGCATATTGTCTATTGTCTGGTAAATTTCCTATAGACGCACCATTCAAAAGATCGATGATTCTTTCTATAAAATCATCTTGCACTTCAAGTGCGCCTTCTGTGCTAAAACGAAATCCAAAATACGTCCATGATAGCTTTCGCACATATTCTAAAAGCTTTTGTGTCGATAAAGTAATAAAGTCAGCTTTTTGATCATCTGTTACATAACTGGACGGATTTCTAATTCTGTCTCTATACATTAGAATTTTGATAATATAGTCAAGTAGTTGCTTATCTTCTCGAGCTTTTAACAAAACAGCTATCGTTTTAATTTGCTGGTCCTGCTCAGTTGATGTCCCCGACGTTTCAACTAACATAGAGCTTTTGACAAAATTTCTTAAGGTCTTTAAGAATGACTTAATAACAATTTCTGTTTTGTTACTTTCTAGTTTTGTTTGAAGTGTGCTTATTTGAGATGAAATTGAATTTAAGGTTGACACTAAGCCATTTGTTCTGCTAACTAGAAGCTGTTTATCATTTGCAATAGGATATGTGAGATAAAACTGGTCTGCTGTTTCAAATGTGCTTAAAAGAGCCTGACTCGTCAACATATTGTCAAAACTTAAAACAGTTTTTCCAGCATTGTCTTTATAGACCAGCGGCTCAAGCAGTCCTAGGTTCGGCTTTGTTTGAAAATCTTGTGTTCTAAGATCTTCTACGAGATCGCCTGTTAGAGTTTTTATTGCATTTTTTATGGTATCTGGGCTGCTTGTTGATGCAAAAGAAGCGTTGAAAAGATTTTCTTTTGCAATTAAAAGAAGCATTTGATCTGCTATATTGTCAAAATCACCTTCAAGAATAATCTGTGAGTTATTATAGAGATTAAGCAGCGTTGTACCAGCATCAAGAAATGTTTGATCTGGGCTGATTCCATCGACAGAAAATGTCTTATTACTTGCAGGCAAGATGGTAATTGTTGTGTACTTAAGCATGCTAAGTGTGTTCTTTAGCATTTGCATCATGTTAGTGACATTGAGACGCGGGAAGACGTTGCTTATCTGCATCTTGGCTCTATTAGTCGCCCATTCTTTTGTTGTTGCGTACGAACTTATCCCATATACGTCAGGAGATTGAAAAATAACGCTTCGTGATGTATCAATCCTATTGATTTCAATCTTTACTTTCGATCCCTCAGCAGTTTGCAACGCTAAAAAGTCATCAATAAATCTTAAATAGTTTACTTTTGGCTTGTATACAGCAAACAGGTCATTAAACGCCGTCTTCAATTCTTGTGTTGGCACATTTGAAGTGACGGCAAGTTCGCCTTGTGTGAATGATCCTGTTGTGGAATCTATCAATTTTGACACTGGCAAGATGGTGTGTATGTTCAAATTTCTTTGTATATTGATGATCTCTTGTTCTTCATCTAAGTCTCGTAATGGAACAATTCCCAAAACAACAGGTGAAGAAGATGTTATTCCCTTACTCTTGATTAATGCGTCATAGCCAGATTCATTACACGTAATGCTATCATCGAATTCTGCTGCAGGAGTAGGAATGCGTCGGGTCGGTGAAGAACGCCGAAATGTGTATGTACGGTCTGTTACAGCATCTCTTGGTTTGACAGCAAGATCTCTGCCTGTCTGGAATGTTAGAATTGGTCTCATGCAGTAAATTCCGTTGTTATTATAACATCATAATTTGTGTGTGCTCTAAGTGTCACTTGGTTGAGAGAAGTCCTAATTGTAGCGGCATAATTTTGTACTTCATTATCTACATCACAAGTTTGTACACGACCATCTGCTGTCTGAATTTCGAAATGTGTAACATCACTTGTGTTTTGTGCTGTCCACTTTATGTATAAACCGTCATTTTTTCTAACTGCAGACGTGAAATTGATTGTCGGTGCAACTCTCTCATTTTTAATCAATAAGGTTTTTCTTATGCCTGTGCGCCCAGATTCTAGGCCAGAACTGCTTGTTTGAAGTGCCTGACCGTATGCAAGATTACCTTTTGTTAGCGACCTTTTACTAAAGAACTTTTGTGTAAAGTTTTTTGGATTAACAACATTGTTCAGTGACAAAACTCTATCAATTGTCATGCTCCTGTTTGCTGTTGATGACATGTCGCTGCTAGTAAAGTCAGACGAAGACCCAATTTCTTCTATGACATCTGCAGGCGACCTTACACAAATTTCAAATAAGTAAATCGAATCTGTTGTGTCTGTCGTCTGAATTGTAATGTCACCGGGCTTAAACAGCCCGACGCGTTCTTCGGTCTCATTTTTAAGTGAAACCTTAGTTACAAGAACAGAAATCAGTGGCTCTATTTGAGTTGATAAGTTCTTTATTTCGTTAGGAAATATGTTGTTAATTCCAAGAGTCTTTAGGTCATTTATGACTCTAGCAGGCTGTGTTACGCTTTTATAATCAACAAGAATATTGAACTTATTTGTTGATATTCCATTTGTCACTGTAGACGATAAACTTGTAACCTTTAAGTTGGCAACGTCGTTTAATGTCATTGGAAAAACTACACAATTTGATTCTGAGATTAGCTTGTTTCCGTTAGCAAATTCTAGTCTCACTTTGTAGTCATACGCATTGTAGGGTATGATCGTTCTATCTGTTATTCCGTTAGCAACACTTCCTATATTTCCTGTCACCAGTATTGTGTCGTACTTTATCTCACGTTGTGTTATATTACGCCTTAAAAGAGACACACTCACAACACCTGCGGGTATTGATTCAACAGCTATTGTTGCAAATTGAGATCCAACTTCAGATGCATAGACAATACATTTTCCTGTTTGTAGTTTATCGTCATTGACAAGCGCCTTCTTGTATTGCGACAGTGCTGTCTTAGAAAGGAATGACACAGGTGAAACTCTATACTCACGACACACTGTGTCAACTTCTGGTATGTCAATAAATCCTGTATTGTTCAACATTCTTATAGAATATGTCTTTCCCTGCGTGTCTAATTGAGATTGATTGACACCGAACAAAGACCTTGTTGATACTTTAAAATATCCAATTCTTTTATCGTTGGTCCCTACAAGAATTCTTCTAAAATTGTTTCCTACTACCTGTGTATTGAAAACAAAATCATCATAAGGCATTTCATATCTTTCAATAATTTTTGAATTATCAAAACTATACATCGAAAGAATCTCTGTCGATTGATTCAATCTTGATGTGAAATATGCATAGATTGTCATAATTCCTGTATTGCTAAGATCTACTTCGAAGTCTGCATAACCCCTGTCAATGTCTGTGTACTCAATAGGTCTAGAGACAATAATAGATTTTTCTTGTCTCATGCCATTGAAGCGACGTTCATCGTATGTCTTTATTGCATCTAATGCTGAAGCAGTTGTAGAAATATTCCTGTTCTTAAACATGTTAAGTTTGGGTCTGTAAGGAGATTCACTTGAAAAGTTTAAAAAGATAGGCTTTCTTAACACATCAAGAGATTTGACTTGAAATCTTACTCTGTATTTGAAAATAGTGTGATCCGTGTCCTGACTAATCGTGTGGTCAATGATTTCAATAGGCAGCGCGCTATCAAATCCTATTACAGGAACATCAGGAATAACTATTTTTGCCATGTCTTATTCCAGTATTATTGTAAATATGTTAGCAAATGTTGGTGACTGGTATGAGTCAATGAACACTTTACCGAGAAAGACAATTCTTCGCGATGTATTATCATCATCTGCAGGTACATCACCATAGTCAACCATGTCAAGCTTCTTAAGAGTATTTCCATTGATTTCATATGCTTGCATGCATATGTCATTCGTCTGTGATGTCTCAACGAATCTAACAGTGTTAACGGGACAAATAGGATCATCTGCTTTATCGCCAACAAGTTCCTTCATAATGTCAGCATAGCTATACTTGTTCATCTGTTTGATGTCAGTATATTTTCCTAACACGCTAGTTGTTCCACTCTCAGAAACGACCGGGGGAAGGTAGGCAAAATTAAGTGAGTTTGCAAATCTTCGATGCGTAAAAAGCGGAGGTGCTTGATCTATTGTGGGTATTAAGTCTTCGCCCAATATTGGGCCTCGATTATCATACTTAAAATTTATTGATCCTGTCGACAAGGTGAACGTATCTGAATTGTCGACTGGGTCTCTTGATGCAATAATCGTCTGTTTTCTAAAGTTAGCCGTTGTGCTGCTAATAATGTCATCAACATATGTTGCAAACAACGAACCTGTCGCATTTAAAACAGGAGCTTCGTCAAGCTTTGATATATTGCCGTCAAAAACAACAATTCTTGAACCGCCATCATAGGCATTTATTCCTACAGGAAGTACGTTTCCTTTGTCGTTTGCTTCGATAGTAATAGAATCAAATGGCAGATTTGAAGATTCAAAATAGAGACGATTAAAAGCAGCATCGTATGACCCAGAAATAGAACTTTTATCATAAAAAGTCCCACGGTCGGTAAATGATGCAAACTTAACTTTAAAATCTCCTGCAGCGATTTGACGTTTGCCCTCCTGTGTCATCAGGAGGTCCATGATTCTTGATTTTGTGTCTAGTATTCCAGCCATTGTTTATAACTATTTAGTGTGATCCTACGTAGAGGATAAAAGAGTTGAGGGCTTGTTGAGTATTACTGTCTGTGCCCTAAACGGAGAGTTGGAGCCAGATATAATTTCTGACCTATTACGTGCCTCACCTTCGAAATAGGGCAATGAACACGTGAATGCCGTGCTAAGATTTGAAGATCTAGTTGTAATAGGATCGACGATTGTTTCGCTGGATTGAGAGACAAATAAGCATAAGGCAGGACCGCTAGTTTTAGTTTCCTGTCGTGGCATCGAAAAGTTTAAAAATGAAGTTGATTTTTTCACAAACTCAACTGTAATCTTCTCCGAGTCTTTTGTTTGCTCTAGAATGTCTCTAAAATGACCAAAATGATTTGCTCTAAAATTCACAATGGGATATAGCTGGTCACTTTTTGTGAATCTTTCTGATGTGCTAGCCATCGTGGCAAAACGATTGAATGCGTAATTTGGATATACGGGGGGCATTGAGGCTCTACCAACATAAACTCTGTCCTTTGTAGATGTCATTGATCCCGTGTAATAACTGTCTAGATAAGATCCTGAATACAAGATTCTTTCTGCAATATCGAATTGGTCGACAATAACTTCATGTAGGTCTTCGTGAATCGCATCAGACGTCAAATTTTGATTTAAACTTGGAAGTTGCTCTTTGTTCTCACGGATTAAAGAACCATACAAGATAATCCTTGCAGGATTTGCAGGAATTGTCAAGTAAGAGCCTGTTATCTGGAGAGCATTTTCATCTTGGCTTGATACAGGCAATATCCCGGGGTATGAAGATATTGTTGTCTGTCCGGCGTCTATGCCAAAAACAAGCTCATCAGATGGAAATAGTATGTAAGGACTATTTTTATAGTTTGTTGTGTCATCAGTGCATTGATAAAATTGTATTGGCGGGCCGTTTGAAGCTGTATAATATGAGTTTATTCTTACGACTTGATCTGATCTCCAAACGCTTGATTTCATTGCTCTTGGATCAATGTTGACTTTTAGATCTTGGAGACTAATTTGCGGATTATTAATGCTATTTACACCAGTGTAGGAATTTATTGACCTATTTGAAACTTTTCCAACTTGGCTTAATGATCCTGATACATTGTAACCTTTTGTACCACCTGTCCAAAAATTTTGAATATTGACTGTTTCGCCTGAGGAAACAGGTGGTGCTTGAGTCGTGTACGGGAGCGGGCTTAGACCTGTCAATTGTTCATTATAAATTTTAGGTGACATCAGCATTGAAACATTGCCAATAAGTGTGCTTGTTCCAAATGTAGATGTACCCATTGCATGGTCAAATGCCGCGCCGTGTTCGTGCTGTGGTCCTACACCTGCCGATATTGATGCCGAGTTATAGTAACAAAATGATCCATCCAATACTAGAGATCTGATGCTACTTGAAACGTCAGCAACTGTGTCTTTTGCCACATTTCCAGCACGATTCTGCTTGTACATGAAAAATACATAATTGACAATGTCTCTAAAGAAACCTTTTGGATAAGGAGATCCGCCATTTTGAATTCTTGACCCAATTGTTGGAAGCTCAAGATAGGCTTTTTCTAACACGAATGGGTGCTGGATGTAATTTGAAAGTTTTAAAGTCTGTTCTTCGCTTGCATGATATCTTGGAGCATTTGGTGCACCAAAAAATGCTGTTGGTGTTCCGATCTTGTCATATCCAATGCTTTTAAGATCACCTACCTTTGTAAGTTGAGGTGATAAGGCTACGCTAGGCGAAGGCATGAACTGGCACATGTACTCATTATTTTTTCCAACAATGAGATCTGTAGATGCTTTTTTCATCATAAAGTCGTAGCCGGTTGTTGCTCCTGTTGCCGGATCTTTCAGACCTATGTCATCCCATTCATTTGTGTCAAAATTGTAGTATAAGAATCCTGTCCCTGATTCATTATAGAATAGACCGTTTGTGTCAACTGCTCTGGTTGAAAGCATCTTAAAAACTTTCTTCGTTGCTGTTGACGTGATGTCAATAACGATTGCAATCTTAGACGAAACCGGCGAATCAAACCCAGGATACACTGACGTTGGTGTTCCAGCATTTTGAGTTTCTGTAAAAAATGCTGCGACATTCTTAGACTCATCATATGGGCTTATGGCGTCGCCATCGTCAAATTTGGTTAAAAACTGGCTTGAGAGAGACGGAACTTTTACTAATGTTATAGACCCAGTTGAAAAGTTAGATAAAGCCGCGTCTCTTGCAGAAATATTGTAAGGCATCAACACATTTTGTGGAGTGCCTAATTGTGTCTTAGAATCATCAAATATGACCTGCGTATTACCAAGCCTTTGGCTGTCACCTGTCCTCAAGATTTCTGGGTATGATCCAGGTGCACAATCAGAGTCGTTGATCTGTGCCAGCGGCGCTGTATTGAGTATTTTAGAGCTCATCTTAACCTTCCGCCATAAGCAACAGAGTCAGTTCCAAATTCTGAGCCATAGAATGAAAAACCACACGTTGGGACTTTTTCATTAATTGAAATTGAGTCATATACAATTTTTAGATTCAAACCATTCAAAGTATCTTCCTCATTGTAGGGAGAGATGTCTCCGACAATACTTTCATATCCTTCAATTGGAATGCCCAGACTAGTCTCAACACCATCCTGGAATGCATTTAATATATTGCTGCTGTTATCATATGTGTCTTTAATTGGTAATGAAACTGTTGTACATGAAATTCCACGTTTATTGACGCGCTCGGTGCTGAGATAGATGTTTCTTTTACCTGTATCAGAAAAAACGACAATGAGACCGTCTTGCTCTAAGCTATTGAAGTCAACTGTGTCATTTTCTTCAATTAGACCTGACTCTAAGATCGTGCCAGGTTGAATGCGTTCTGTCTTGTCCTCAAAGGATGAAAAATCTCTAATATTGACTTGTTGACCTAAGTCTCGTGTGTCTAAGTCTGGCACAAGCAAAGAATTAACTTGAGATCTCACTACGCCTTTGGAAGAAATATAGACCTTTGTAGACTTCAGAAAATGATTGACAAGAGTTACATCGACACCTTGACGTTGGTCATCATACAAAATTGTCATGCTACTTGGAGAAGACGTCAAAGGATTCGTGGATTGCTCTATGAGGGCGATAGATTGATCTTTAAAAGGTGTCACTAATACCTCCGAGTATTAGCATTTAGGTTTGACTCGTTTTTATTCTCATCTTGCTTGGGCCTAGGACCCGCCGGGTTTAAGAATTGCTGGTCAAACAGGTATCTATGACGTGCTCTTTCTAGCAAATGTGACTCAATGACATAGCTAATTCCTAGGAAATTAGTCTTTCTTGGGAGCAGTTGTTCAAGCAAATTAGTCAGTGAAGTATCAAACCACTTAAACAATTCTAAATAATCTCTCACGTTTATTGGTGATACCAGCCTGTTGAAGTAGACTTTTGAAAGCTTGTCAAGGTCAGGATAAATTTCGTCAAACATGAGCGCCGGACGACCAAGTGCATCATCAAGTGTTTGTGTATTTCCAATTATTCCTACAATATCTTCATTAAGCGCTTTAATTGAAGAATATTCGATAGAAAACCTATTGTCATCATTTACTGAGGTATCTGGGCCTAATGTATAAACCGGCGCGGGCTGTGTGTATGAGTCTGTTGAAAGCGGATCTAACAGACTTCTAACTCTAACTTTTTCATCTGTCTGAAGTAGATCGATATTAGGTGATATTCTGTTGACAGTAAAAGTTTCATTCTTGATGACGAGAGAACTAGTTAAAAATCCCGCGCCTGCAAAGTGAAGATTATTTTGTGAAAAGTCAAACAATCTTATGTTGCCAGTCGAATCTGAGCCTGTAATATTTTGATCTGTTGTTATGTCTGCTCTGATTCTTTGGAATGTACCTGTTGATTCCGTATCAAAATTGAAATTAATCTTAGGATCTTCGACTCCTAATGACCTATAATTTCTCAAATGTTCTAAAGCTTCAACAGAATCAAGTCCTTTCGACCAGAATCTCAAGAATCCTGTTCTTCCTGTGAAAGTCGTGATTGATTTATCACCTGTTGCATTAAGAAATCTAGGTGAAGTTGTATCAAGGCTCTGCGAACCTATAACAAGAAATGTACCAGATGCGTTATATGATCCATCTATGCTTTGGAACATATCGTTGGACACACCTGCTTGAGTTTCATTGAAATAAGATGAAGTAGAGAAGTAAGTGTATGAAATCTTGTCTTCATTGTATCCGCATCGGAGAAAATATGAAGACGATAGTGATCCTGTTAGATCACCTCTAACTCTTCCAGCCGACACATACCACTTCTCGCCATTAAACAAGTTGATGTTAGGTATGCTTAACTCAAGACCGGGTGCTGTAGTTTCTTTGCTAGATCTTGCGTATAATGTAAGTGTTCCCGATCCGTACAGATAATTGTGCCCATACACAACATTCATTAGGCATGCTTGAGTTATTGAAGGTGTTGCTGAGCCTGTTGTCTGCAGTCTAAAAAGACTTTGCTTTTCGCTGTGCTTAAATGTTGGTCTAAACTTTACTATACTTTCGATTGCAAACGAGCCAGACGTCAGCAAACCATCATTCTTATTATTTGAAAGTGTGATGCCTCCATCATTTACTAGGGTTCCTGCAATTCTAGGTACACCCGGCTCAATTCTTGATGCTGACAAGAATTGTGAAACAGCATGAGGAATATTAGAAAAGAATCCTTGTGAATTCATATTTGCAATCAGCCCGGTATTTGTCGACACAAAGTCGGCAAGTGTTGAGACTTCTTGAGTTTGTTGTCTTAGACCTTCTAGGTTTCTTAGAGGAGGTCCGCCATATTCTCTAATGTTGAAGAAATTGTCTGGTATAATTCCAGTTGATAAAATAGCAGATTTGATTGACGCTCGTGTTCCCTTAGATTGCAAAATAGGCGTTATATTTCCGAGAATTCTTCTCCAGATTTGATACCTAACATGCTTTAATGATCTTTGAGCAATCTCGTAATTGTCACCTAATGATTGTCCATAATAGAACTGATCTGGTGTAGTGTTACTAAAGAAATTTGGCAGCTTAAACCCATAGTAACTTGCAATGTAAGGTAAAAATTTATCAATTGCCGATTGGTTGTCGTCTAGTTCGACGTATGTTGAATTAACAAAATAGTCGATGAATAGTTTCATCTCATCGAAGAACTTAGCATAAGTCAAAAGAAGCGATATAAGGAGCTGTGGCTTTGGAAGATTGCCTGTACCTGGAATTGAATCTGCTGTGTAGATTCTGCCTAAATTCTGGTCGACCGTTGAGAGTCCTTGACTTGCCGCGCCTTGCACAAGATAATGAGGCGGCACCAGCTTATAAATCAAATTGGGATTATCTAGGTCATAATTCAAAGCGTCTGTCAAGAGGTCATAGTTCAAATTTATGACTTCATCATAGCTTGCGAATAAAACAGGTGAGTAATTGACATTCTCATATAACAGAGGTGATTCAAAAGCGCCAGTCGACCTATTCGATGCGCCATAATTCATGATGTATGAATGTAGCTGGTTGCCTGAAGAATCTAGGGCGACATTCGATCCCGTGTAAGATCCTGATGGTTCATTGAATTTAAAGTATGCTGTAAGATCATCAATGCCTGGATAGATTTCGCGCTGGAGAAACTTCTTAAGTTGTGCACTTGTGCGTTGTTGCTTGAAATATCTAATCTCATCGATTGATGCTGAAAGTGTTGACACAGGAGTAAATGTGTAGTCAAACGTGCTATGAGTGCTACCTGTCCCCACAAACATAGATGCGCCATCAAATGCAATAAGACCAAAGTCTTGCACGTCTGTTGATGTGTATCTCGGTTCTTGATCAAGATATATGACAGCTTTCTTTGCACCATTAAAATTCTCTAATTGTGCGCTAAAATGAACCCATTCATTCTTTTGGATTGTTCCTGATGCAACAAGATATGCGTCAGTTCCTGATGAGATCAAGTAAAGTAAATTACATGTCGAAGTCGAAGCCGACTGTGAGATCCCAATAGTCATACCTGCAGATGTGCCTAATCGTTGAATGATTATTTGATTATCATTCGCTACATTAGGAACCTTAATGTGCATTTCAATCGAAAATGGCGAGCTGCCTGGGTCTAGAACAGCTGTGCCATAATCATCTTTGTTGAGTCTAGGAAAATTAAGTGATTTTCCATCTCTAATTTTAACGTAGGAATTATTTGAAAAGTTTAAATAACCAACATTCTTTGGAAATCTGTCAAAGACATTCTTTTCAAACCCTGTCAAGCTATCAAGAAAAGATTCAATTGTTGACCTTTCTTTGTCATAAGGAAATCCGTTGATGATAGTGTCAAATGAAACATCAACTTTTCCTCTTGCTGAATTGAAGAAAGTATGATTTTCAAATGACGTATAGTCGATCGGCAGTTCTTGTGTTGACTTTAAGCCCATCCCAGCAGAATCATATCTAAATGACTCTTGAGATACTTCATCATCAAATAATGTCTTTATCCCATCAATTTCTTTGAACACGGGCGCATCTTTTGATCTTCCGCTGGTAAAAGCAGATTCAAAGCTCGGACGTATTCCTGTCCTAGATCTCATGTAGTCTACTCAACTCTAAACTTTGCGGCGACGTCGTTAATGACGATTTCTAGCCCTTTATTAATTATCATGAAGTCAAACGTATATGTTCTACCAAGTGGTAATGATGACATGTAGAAATCAAAATAGTGTGAATTGGCATCATTTGATGTCTTTGTTGCAGGATCTTCAAATGGTATTATAACATCACCGCTTTCAAAGTCTCTAACTCTGTAGAGACATTTATCAACAATAATACCTGTGTTTTCAATTGGCAGCTTCTCATAAACAACAGGCGCATTGAAATCTTCAATAAAGAGTCTAAATCTAAAGCTCTCAGTGGCCTTATATGATGATCTCATATTGGTGATATTAATGAAATAACGCTCGGGTGTTTGAATAAATGATGTTCTCTGGAATGGTTGAACATCAAAAGTGCCAGAATAGAAAGTTACAGTCAAATCATTTGACTTCCACATCTCATTAAAGGTCATATTTTTTGTCTGACTTAGATTGCCTGATATTGATGTGTCAAAAGAGCTTATTGCAAGCGAAGCCGTGTAGATGCCTGTTTGAAAGTTATTACCAATTTTATACTGCGTCACAGAGTATGTTTGATTGAAAGTGCCTGAGTATATTTGTAACTTCATGCAATTGTTACCAGTCAGCGGAGTTGCCGCTGCGCCTGACAGGATGTTGCCAGGATAACCTCTTGCATAGTTGTTTAAGAAAAGTGAACCGGTAAGATCGAAGAAAAATAAGTTGTGATCATCAGATATTGCATCATCAAATGTGACAATCAACTTAGGGCGCTTAGATGTGTCCGTTGTATTTCTTGATGCAAAACGCTTGACAAATCTAGTTTTCGTGTCTGTTTCTTGAGCATCAATGTAAGAAACTCTAAAACCGCAATCTGGTATTAGGCCTGCAATTGTTCCTGAGATGATTTGAGTCACGTCAACATAAAGGTCTTCTGTGCCTAATGGGAATGATTGAGTCACAAAAAGATCAACCACACCTAGACCATTATTCAAGTTTCCTGAACTTATAACGTCAATATCACTACTCCCCAGTAAACCTTTGGCATTGGCGCCTGTAAGATTCCACTTCGTGATTGTGCTTATGAACGACGCAGAAACAAAGTTACAAACATCAAGATCTTCAAACCTAACAACGTCTTTTCCCTTACCTTCATCAAAAGACTTAGAAAGAGGATATACAGCTAAAGTAAAGTTTGCGGGCGTAGTTTGCCCACCATAGATGTCTGAAAGCTTCAGGTAACATTTAAATGTGCTGCTTGTTATGTCAAGCGTAGAAGCAGTCATTTCTCTAATTGGTGCTAAGTCAAAATAGACTAGGCCTCTTGATATTTCAATCGGATATGTCTCATTCTGGTATGTATTTTCATCATAGAGTTTAAAAATATCAATTGAGCCAGCAGCGCCAACGTTAGCATCAGTCGCACGCAGTTGACCAACAATCTTGTTAGTAATGTACGTGTCTTTAGAAGCTTGAAGTATTCTATACATGATGCCTCACAGTGCGTTACCTATTATGTCATAATTCGGATATTTTAATTCAAAAATTCCGCCAGCAGGTGGATTTATCATGCCTCGCATCGTATTTGAACCAAGATTGTACCTAATTTCTGAGTATGTTCTATCTTTGACATTGCCGGCCAAATTAGTGAATCTATATCTCTCAAGTGAAATTACACCGTCTTGGTTAAGTATGAGATTGAGTAGATCACTCACCACGATCGGTTGGTCTATCTGGAAATTTTTGATGTTTAAATAGTTCTCAATTCTTTTATTGATAGTCGAAATAGTCGTTGCCTTATTGACACTATTGTCAATAACCACCGAATACTCAAACTTGAAATTTACTATTTGCGCATCAATGATGTCATAAGCATCTGAAGTAAGTCTAAATTCATTTAGATATTTTGATAAGTTACTTTTAAGTGAGTCAGGTGAGATAACAAGGTTACCATCGCTATTTCTGCTGACGATGTAGAGCAGCGAACTTAACGGATTTGTCGGATTTGATCTTGTACCTACACGGTAGACTCTTCCAAAATTAGGTGGCATAGAGTAAACTCGAGCGATCAAGTCCTGCCTTGTTACTATTCTTGATTGAGAATTTCTATAACTTATTGCAATGTTTCTAAATTCTTCTTGAGTCGGTATATTTTCTCCACCAACAGCAACGTCAGGATTATTAACTTCAATAGATGTTCTTATGGCATTTATCTTGACCTGTGGGACGCTAAGTTGAAATTTTGTCGATAGTGTTGCTACAGTTCTTATTGTCCGAGGTGCGACATTGTGATTTATTCCTCCACCTGAACGATATCTAACTGTGATTGTCGTGTTGACCGGCGACACTCCTAAACTGTTAGTGTTTAAAAGAGAGTTTGGATCAATTGCAACTTTTGAAAATGTCTTTCTATCACCATAAAGCGGAAGTGCGACCTCACTAGGATCAGGAATGACGTCATCGTCAATTGTATCTGCCCTACCTGATCCGAAGACTAATGTCGTATTTGCGCTATTTAAAGATGTTCTTGTTATAAACCTGTAAGGAGCAGGAACAACATACATGTTATCGGGAACTTGTTCAGCGTCATTTGAAGAATTTGCGACTTTTTTATAGACAACGTCGTTGCTTAAAGTATCAACTTCATAGTATTCATTAAGATCTGAGTCTATGACTCTAATGATCTGTGAAATATTGTTTTGTGAAAGTGTGATGGTTCTAAAAGGTATAAACGTGTTAGGAATTGTGAAATTTTCTTCAACAGTCTCTCCTGACACACATAGACCGGGTCTTGTTAGTTTAAAAACGCTCGGGTTCCCTGACGCATCATTTGAATCAACACTTACTTTTGCAATCAATTTATTCTTCACCTTCGCAGCAAAATCTAAATCCTGTGTAAGTTCAAAGATTATTCCAGAATTTGCTTGAATTTTAGTTCCAGCACGTATTGTCGGAAGATAAATTTCTTTAGGCCTGTAAGTTCCATCAACAATCTCTGCTTCAACTTTTAGAGAAAAATCAACTAGAGTTTGAGCGGGAGATGCACCTGTTATTTTTACGCCAGAAAGTCGTATTAATCTTTCGATATTGTTAGGCTCAACTGCAGTTTCAATGTTAGTTTCATTAAACTGGTGATCTGAATAAAACGACATTACGTCGCCGACATAAGACACCAAGTCGTTAAACATTCCTCCTAATGACGCATCACTAAAATCCTGTATTTGATCAGGATAGTATGTTCTTGCGTAGCGCAAGAGCTCTGCCTTGAAACTCTCAAAATCTCTATTGAGGTATGAACGGGTCTTTTTCTGGGCGAGTGATTTTTTTAGGTTGAAAGAAGACATAGTTACCCCAGATTAGTGAATGTCAATTCGATTCTTTTGTTTTGAACACCAAGCTTTGGAATTGAAAAATTGACTGCCACAATGACACGTGAAAACCCGTCGTTCTTTGCGGGCTGGCTTGCTGATTGAACGCTATCGATTGTTATGTATGGCATGTATTTCTGTGTTGTTGCAGTGATCTGAGATGCCACCATTTGATCCCAATCAGGCCTTGCAGATCTTTCTGAAATCAAGTTATTAATGTTAGCGCCGAAGTCTATTGCGACCAGCCTTTCTCCATGATTTGTCAATAACATGTTTCTAAAATTATCAATGATTTGAGTGTCTATTTGAGTTGATGTGTTATACAGCGTACCAAGATTCTTAACAATCGAAATAGGTGTCAAGAGCCCAAATAAGTTTGGACTCACGGGCTGTATGGTTTCAGTCCTGACATTAATTACACTCTTGCTTTTGAAGGCACGAGATGGAGTGCTGGGTGTTGTATTCGGGTCTGCCATATTACATAATTATTTAGAACTTACGTGTGCAGAGTCTAATCTATAAATCCAGGTGTCGATAGAACCTTAGTGGTCGTTGATGCTTCTGTGCCCGCGCCGGCCTGCGATGAAGTCTGGATACCTGATGTTGCAGAGAGCGGAGGCTTGTCTGAAGATCCACCTGGAACTCTTTGGTCTCCACGTGTTACGAATCGATCCAGGTATTCACCTGAAATTGCAGATCCGCCGTCAAGACCAGCAACTATGACTCTAATTTCAGCATTTTCCTTAAAATGCTCAATAACGGATTCTGCTATGACTCTGTAAAGTTTTTCTTTGAATATCTCGCTAAATTGAGCATACTCAGAATTAAAATACAATTTAGATTTATCATCTAACTTCTCTATGAGCTTGTCAACGTTAAGCGCCATTTAATCACTCTTTGTTACTTTTGAGCTAAAACTTCTACTAGCAAGCATGTTTATCAAGGCTTCTGTATTGACAGCAGGATATCCAAAAATAATAAGAGGCTTGGAAAGCTCTGTCAAAGCTGCAGCTAGACTATTTTGAAAACTTGTGGGCCCGTCAACGATGACATCTGTCGCAGTGACTCCGTCGCCGTTCGTTATGACAACTCCGCCGTCTTTGATGACAATTCCAATCTTTTGAGCACCAGACTCAACAGTGATTTTAACATCATCTCTTCCAGATATTCTAATGTGACTTGATCTAATACCTGCTGAAGGTCCTGCTGGTTGATTAGTTCCAATGTTGACACCAAAACGATCATCAAGATTGTCATTCATTGAAACATAGACACTTGATAGGTCATTAAGAAGATCAATGTCACCTTCAGCAGTTTTGAGCTGTGCTGTCTTGTCATTCTCTGTGAAGTTCCTGCCATTACTAAATGTTCCGGCAGGTGACGTGCTACCTGTTTGTCCTCGGCCTACAACGATATCAATCATCCCGGCATTAGGACTTTTATTTCCTAATGTTCCTGCACTTCCTAGAACCACAAGCGAATTATTTGATCCCTCAAGTGATAAATCTACAGCGGGAGTAAAAAATCTTGGAACTGATTCACCTTGAAATGATTCCTGGTTTGACTTTGAGCTATCAAAAACTTTCTTATAGTCGACGATCTGTGCTCGATCACTATTGAAAGTCTGTTGGACGCTTCTCGCATTTCCGATTTTATCAACAGCAAGATATGTGTTCAGAGCTCTTGGCCCATGTGTAAAATTTGGGTCTTCTGCAATTCTATCAGTTGTCTTTCTAGTAAACCACCAACCAATTGGATGGTTGTTAATGACCCATACAACCTCGCCTGCCTTAACAGGCATGTTGACATGTGAGAAAAATGGATAAAAAATCGTTGCTGTTGTCGTGTTATTATTGATCAATTTTCCTATAAGCGAACCACGTGGGACATTTTTAAGTCTTGTAGCACCGTCAGGAAGGACTACACCAGCGGTGATCCTTAAATATTCTAGATACGATGCCACTTCATCATCACCTTGAAGCGGTTGTTTAACATAGTCAATTACAACCGCAGACATGAAGGGGCCCGTGCCTTGCATCATTTGAAAATCGTCTTGTGTCACTACTCTACATCCTCAAAATTTGAAATCTTGTCAAATATTGAATTTGTATCAATTTCTTTTGCATCTTCTTTGGCAATCAATTCTGCCAATTTTAAAATTTGATCATTTGCTCTTGACATTCTTTCAAGATATTTGGCAATCACAGGACCAAGTATGTTATGATTTGCTGCATTGCCTTTGACCTGCATCAATGTATCCGTGAACAGGATTGAGGCATTTTCTCGATCTGTGACAGCATTATCATAAATCTCAGACCACAAGATCTTTTTCTTGTCATCGAGTTCTTTCAGTGTGTGAAGTAGATCACTGAATTGTACGATTTTGCGTTCTTTTTCTTTGATCTTATTAAGCGAATCTGTGTACGATTCGACAGCGTTTTTTGCCATGTTACCTCAGAATATTTGCATCTTTGAAACTTCTCTATAATGCTTTCGAATTGACGACATTGAAGAAGAAAGCTGTTTTGGCGTTAAATTAGTCATGTCTCTAACGTAGACAAATATCGCACGCTTGTTTAGACTCTCAAGATTATCTATGTTCTCGAATAGCCGGATGATAGAATCCATACAAACTCTATCATTTTCACAAGAAAGACGTATTTTTACTTTTTGCAACATATCAGCAATTTTCTCGACAGTGTCATTATGCATTGTTTCTGTATTTGACAGTGGATCATGCTTATAAATGTCAAATGGGACCATCTCTATTTCTGACATGATCCCTCTATCTTCCATGCTTATATGTCGATTAACTTGCTTTTGTCTTTGACGACTCTTGACTATAATCCAGTTCTTAGCCACAACATTGAAGTAACTAAATGCCTTAGTGCCCCTCGATGCGTCAAATTTCTTAAGTGTCTCATAAAGAAATGTAACACAGTCATTCTTAAAGTCATCTGAAGTGATGACTGCAGTTGTTCCGTGAATGTAGACTAAATTCTCAACAAGTTTGCTGAAAGCCGGTAGAATCTCTTCTACGTAGATCTTTTCTTTTTCTTTTTGGATATTTTCGCCTTGAAATCTAACAATTGCTGCGTGTGTTCCAGAATTGAAGTAATACTTCAAATCATTCTTCTTGGCGACTTTTTTAGTCTTGACGGTCTTTTTTGTCATCTGCCTCTAACTCTTGAATGTTTGTAAGTTGGTTAGCGACATACAACACAGCATCACGAGACGCACTAATTTCTGCTATCACTTGTCTGATCTCTATTGAGTCAAAAAACACAGGTTTTTCAAGAACTTCAGACATTGACTTAAAACGCTCGTCTAGCACATCAAGTGACTCTTCAATTGCATCTTGAACGTTTAGAACGACTTTTCCAAGACGAAACGCCTGAAGTGCAAAGAAGACAGTCGAGCAAGCAAAAACTAATGTCATAATGACTAGTAAAGCAATCATAGGATGTCACTCAAAGCTGTCTCATACATCTTTTCGATATTATTGCGTGAAAATTTCTCTCTGCAAGCCTTTGAAAGTTCAACCGCCCATTGCTTTGGGACGATGTGGCTTGATCTAAATTTAGCAAGACGCTTCTTAAAATCTTCTTCTTTAGGATTAGACCATCTTGAATCTTGAACAAATATACGATTATCTATCTTGTTGTCTGGTATCTTAACAAGATCATAATCGATACCAACAAATTTCCCTAGTTTCATAAAGTCTAAGTGGCCTGACCAGTTAGTTGTTATAACGGGTAGTTCGGATGTTGCTGCATCAAGAATTGGCAAACCAAAACCTTCTCCCCGTGTAAGGCTTATTAGACACTTTACAGATGGATGCCTGTAGATAGAAGAAATTTCATGATCTGTCATATTTCCGTGAATAACATGTATCTTGGGGTAAGGACCCTTTCTAAAAGATCTAATACATGCATTGACGATACTGTAGACATTTGTCCTGTCAATCTTTGTTCCTCGGCCTAAGTTCGTCTTCAAAATTAAGCCAACATCCTTGTCATTCTGGAATGTTTCACAGAACCACTTTATTGTATTAAGAATGTTCTTTCTATCACCACCGTCATCAACTGCAGTAAGTTGTGAAACAATTAAAAAGTTGAAAGATGTGTCAAATTTCAAGTTTAAAATAGCGTCGAGAGGTGTTTTATCAATTTCTTCTTGATACCATTCGCCAATTACAACGACCTCTGTTGTCAAATTACCAGTTCTTAAGAATGTTTCTTTGACATGGTTGCTTGGAACGATTACCAAGTTCATCTTATTAATTGACTCTATCCATGCAGGATTACAAATGTCTGTTTCAACACCGGCTGTGATACCTACATTGAATGAAGCAAGAGAAGAATCCCATTCATCTGGAAGCTGGACCTGGAATGAAACATCAAAGCCATTGGGGTCATTAGAAGATTGGTCCATGACCTTGCCAACAAGGCCATTGAATTCATCTCTATCAATTGCCCACGCTGTATTGCCCCACTGGACAATTTGTGTCTTAAGCTCAAGATTGTCTCTGCCTGCTAAAAACTTATAAACTTGACGTGAGTGTTCACCGTACCCAGAGATGCTCAATAACGGTGCTCTAATAACAACTTTCTTCATTAAAAGCTCCTGATTTCCCATGGATTGTGATTTTCTTTCCAGGTTTGCACAAGTTTCAAAGCAGTCTCATGCCAATCATCAATAGTTTGTTGATACGAAAACTCACTTAACGCATAGTTTCTAACTTTCTTACGAAGTAATTCTCTTTCAGCAGTAGGAGTCTCAAATAGCTTCATGACTCCTTTTGCAATATTCTCACAATTTACATAATCTTCAAGAATGTACGGAACTGCCTGACTGCCGACGAGTGTCTTGGTATCAATATCTAATGCAACGCCATTTTCTGATCCATCTCGATGATCAACAACTTGACGCGTTAGGCCACCCGTCTTAGCCGCAATGATTGGTGTGCCTGAATTCATTGCCTCAAGTGTGCCAAGGCCAAAGCCTTCAGCGAAGCTTATATTCATGCAGAAGTCTGAAATGTTATAGAGCACATTCATCTTGTCAAATTCTATTCTTTCCTTTGAGAACATGACACTGTCAGATATCTTCAGCATTTCAGCAGTCGCAAGTAGATTTGGTCCCTCTTGGTCAAGTGGGTCAGTGTGCATGATTAGAGTTGCCTTTCTATGACCATGCTTTGCCTGGAGCTCATCGAGGAATATCTTCCATGAAAGAAGAACGTCGCCCGGGCGCTTTCTCTTTGCGTTTCTATTAACCCAAATACCGGTAAAGTGATCGAATCTATTCTCACCCAAGATATTCTTCTTAAAAGAATCTCTCACGTGTCTATCTAGCGGAAAATAGAGATCGGGAGGTATTGCATGTGGTATGAAATTAACTTTTCCTGGATAATGATCCTTAATCAATTCATATGTCATGTGTGAATGGCAATTTATCAAGTCAGTAGACTGGTAAAATGGATCATTGAATTCTGGAAATGGAGCGTTGTCCCAAACATGCCACCATGCAATTGGGCACATTTGGTGAATTTCATCTTCCATCTCGAACAGCCAAGTAAAAAATCTTGGATCCGTAAATATCAAAATCAGATCAGGCTTTTCAGCTGCCAAAGTGACTCTAATTAAGTCTCTATTTCCAAAACCATCAATAGGCTTAATGATGAAGTCTTCATTGACCATAATCGTTCTATAGTCAGAATGCTTCATTGCTGCACCAAACTGCCTAAATGACCAACAGCCCTTCTTAAGAAGACCGTTTATCAAATGGCGTGTCTGTGTTCCAACGCCTGACGTTGATAGTGCGTGATCAGAAAGAACTAAAACTTTATATTTGTTACTCATGCTTGATAATAATATCACCTAAATCATTTGGTAAAAGGCTCGAACTCACTTGAACCTTGACAATGTTCTGTATTTTTGAAATCACAGAATTTGCATGAAGACCTATTCTTGATAAACTTTCCTGTCTTGACGCCGTTGATCATTGATGATACAAGCTTATCTGATTTCTCTAATGTCTTCGGGCCTGCTGAGACATCGATATACTCACAGGCTTTCCCAGGCTTTAGTCCGCGCTTCAGTAAGACAAAACCGCATTTGATGTCTTTTGGATCGACTTGAAATTTCTGTGAGCAGTAATTCTTATAAAGCACAGGCTGTGATTGAACAAGAACATTTCTTCTTTTATCGGCACTCCATCCACGTGGTCCTGACGTCTTCCAGTCAAGAATCCACAGACACCATTGACCGCGCTTATTTTTAGCTTTGATCATGGCATCAACAAAACCTTTGAATTTTATGTCATGACCTACAATTTCTTCATAGAGCTCATGTTCTGCAGAAATGCAGGCCCATTCTGGGAATGTTTCATCCATAAACTTGGGCACGTCTTCAAGGATCTGCTTGCCTTCTTTGACCCAAGAATCAACATTTGCTAATGATTTTTCTTGCCAAACCTTTCTAATCTCTGCTTCAAGACGCTCAGGATTCATTGTCCTGTTTTTAAGATAATCCTCACATTCAGCGTGGACCGCTGTGCCAAATTCTAGATTTTCACTAGGCTTTGAAAGATTAATCTTGTCGACATAGAGAAGCTTGTGTCGCCAGCCACACTCATGATAATTTTTGAGTTCAGAAAAAGAGATATGTGGTTTGCCAGTTGGGAATGTAGTCACAATTTAATAATATGCATACACTCACTTATTTTCATTGAGATAATCTTCTAGACTTACCTTTGGTACCCAGCCGAGCTCCTCACGAGCTCTCATGTTATTGGCGAGCGTTTCTCGAGTTTCACCAACACGTTCAGCAACATAAAGTCTGTCTCCGCCAATCATAACTGCAAGATCATTAATAGAATAGTTACGCCCTGTTCCAATATTGATAGGACCTGTCACACCAATTTTTTCTGCAGCAAGCAAGTTTGCCTCAACTGCATCGCTAATATGCGTAAAGTCTCTGCGCTGTTTTCCATTACCAACAATAGTCATCGGCTGTCCTGCCGCCTTTTGACGTCTAAATAGTCCCATAACGGGAGCATACTCACCCTTCAACGGTTCGCGCGGGCCATACACGTTAAAGTAACGAAGAGACACTGTAGAAAGTCCGTATAACTTTGTGTAGAGATCACAAACTTCTTCACCTTGCCACTTAGAGAGTGAGTAAGGCGTCGCACAACCTTTCGGTGCATATTCGACAAATGGCGGCAAAGATGCGTGCCCGTAATAGGAAGATGATGCTGAGTAGACAATTCTCTTGACACCTGCAATTCGACTTGCTTCAAGCACTTCCTGCGTTCCAAGTACATTAACGGAAAAACATTCAGAAGGATTATTGACAGTTGGTTGAATTCTGGATCTTGCTGCAAGATGGAAAACAACGTCAACATTTTCATAATGCCTTCTTAAATTCACATCTCTGATATCACCAATGACATTGATCGCATCTTGGTGCCAGTAGAACGTGCTGTTCTGTGGAGCAGACTCGTCATCAATACAGATTACTTCATCGCCGCGCGCAATTAAAGCGTCGACGATGTGCGAACCAATAAATCCTGCTGCGCCTGTTACAAGTGCTCTCATCACTGCCTCCTCTTACTAACAGCACGGCCGTGTTGGTGTTCCCAATCTCTATCATTGGGCGGCCTTACTTCAAGATTCTTATCCCAGGCCGCTTGCAATACAGTAGGCTTGATATTGTAATGCTTTGCAACACTCATGAGGGCATTGATATCTTTTGGAAAACAATGTCCTCCAAAACCTCTAACGTACCTACCGTCATGAGTTGGAACAGGTCCTGGCACAGACCAGTGTGTTTCACCCAATCTTTTATCAAATTTTATGTACTCTACAACTTTGTCATAATCTATATTGAGACCATCTTTATCAAGTTCTTCACAAATCTGCGCAACTTCATTTGCAAATGCAACTTTTACTGCAAGAAGGCAGTTTGTAGCATACTTGACCATCTCCGCTGTAGATGAACTTGTTTTGATGATCGGAACTTTAGGAAATGCACGCATGAAAACATTTCGCACGGTGTTTATATAGGGTCGAGGTCCGCCAAGAACGATTCGATTCTGCTCGCGCATATCATTCACAGCATTTGCTTCTGTTAAGAACTCTGGGTTAAAGACAACATGTAGGCCTCGATCATTGAAGATTTGATTCCATCTTTGTGTTGATCCCGGTGGAACTGTTGATTTAATAACGGCAATTCTTTCTGGAGAATCTGAACCATATGGTGCTGCAGCTAGTAGCTCTAGAACGTCTAAAACGATTGAAACATCTGGCGATCCATCCTCGTACATCGGTGTGGGTACGCAAACAAAATAGATGCCTGAAAATCCCGAAGTTCCTTCACACTCTCTTACAAACTCGGCGATTGATCCCGGAGTAACAACATCTCTTGTGATCTGCCGCGTGAAGGTTGGTACACCGCCTGGTGCGACCTTCCCAGCTTTATCATAAACATAAACTGTTTCGCCACGTTCAGAAAACACTGTTGTCAGACTTCCGCCCACAAAACCCTGACCGATTACAGCAATACTCATATTCCTACTCTCTCCAATTCGTTGCAAATCCTCTTGCTGACTGCATTTGGACTTGCATAGTCATTATACCAATCATATGATGCTTTTCCTAATTGATCGTAATTCTTAATTGCAAATTCTATGTGTGATTGATCCCATCCAATTGTCCTTACAAAGGGTGCCGCATTATAAAAGTCTATGTCTGGAAGTGGGTCTGTTACGATTGCGCAACCTTGCATTGCAGATTCAATGTGTCTATGAGTTTCGTGGCTGTGACCTGCAAAACAAAGAGATACCTTAGATTCTGCAATGTTTTTAATATATTTTTCATGAGATAACACGCCTTCTGAGTCGTTTGTAAGTGATCTGAGCGCACCCCAACCTTCAAAAACAGTTATCATGTCTTGATCAGTAAACATGTTTGAAAGCTTCTGTAATTTTGCCAATCTTGATCCAGACACTTGGCCTGTGAAGTTTAGCCTAATACGCTTAGAAACATTTAATTTTTCTTCCATGACATTGGGTGCTATAGGTATCACAATTGTTCTTGGATCTTCATTAACTGGTATGACAGGTATTCCATTCTTAATTTGATAATTCATTGGCGGCCATGGCCTGTATTCACTGATTTGAGGATAGCAACGAATGATTGATTTAACATTGTCAAATCTATACATTTCACTTAAATCTATGTGATTTTCACACCCCAGCGCAAGAATGACAATTTTTTCATCTGTTATCGAACTAATCCAATCATGATTTACCATCTCTTCAAAAGAATCTGCACAATAAATTCTATCCCGATTATTTTCTGGTATTAAATTGTACAGCTCATTGAGAAATGGAAAAAATGCGTCTTGATTTCTTTTTTTTGTATATCGCTTAAACATGAAAATTTTTCAAATTCTCAAAATCAGACTCGTACATAAGCTTTGCAAGACCTTTAAACGTTGTTTTTGGAACCCAACCAAGCTTCTCTCTAGCTTTTGTACAGTCACCTTCAAGCCATGGCACTTCATGTGGCCTTTTTAACCTATCATCAATGACAAGATGCTTATCGACATCAAGGCCTGCAATCTGGAAAACTTCATCTAGGAACTCGCGAACTGTATGCGTTTCTCCTGTTGCAACTACATAGTCATCCGGCTTTTCCTGCTGGAGCATGAGCCACATTGCCTCAACGTAGTCTTTCGCATATCCCCAATCGCGGAGCGCGTCAAGATTGCCGAGTGTGATCTTATCTTGTAAACCGAGTTTAATTCGTGCTGCTGCAAGTGTGATCTTACGAGTGACAAATGTTTCGCCGCGACGAGGACTCTCGTGGTTGAAGAGGATACCTGATGATGCGTGGGTGCCGTATCCTTCACGGTAGTTGCGAGTGAGACCGTGCGCAAAGACCTTTGCGCAGGCATAGGGAGAAGCCGGCATAAGTCGGGTCTCCTCGTTCTGCGGATGTTCTGGATTGTCGCCAAACATCTCTGATGACGATGCTTGGTAGAAGCGACAATTGGGTTGCATGGTTTTAATACATTCAAGCAACCGAAGTGGGCCCATTGCCACGGCATCAGCTGTCTCTTCTGGAACATCAAATGAAACACGAACGTGAGATTGTGCAGCAAGATTATAGACTTCATCAAACTTTTGGTTTGCAAAAAGCCTGTAGAAAGATCCAGAATCGCTCATCGCACCGTAAACTAATTGAAAATTAGGGTGTGTTAGAACATGATCAATTCTATCTGTTGCTAGAAGCGAAGTTCTACGCTTCATGCCGATTACACGATACCCTTTTTCTAGGAGAAGCTCGGCCAGATATGATCCGTCTTGCCCTGTAACACCTGTTATTAATGCTGTTTTCATAACTACATTCTAACAAATTATAGGAACAGGTAACTATAATTTAGTAAATTCTAACCTAAATTTGAGAATTTCGAATAGCAAAGTAAAAATTCTTGTAGGACCATGTATCTTGAAAATTTCTAGTAATCGGTTCAGTTCCGATGTTTTCCAGATCATAAATTTCATAATTAAGAAGTGCTAGGAAATCAAAAGCATCAGAAAATTTTAGTCCTTTTTCTTTCCATGTGCCGCCGTATTCAAATTGTCCTGCCTTGATTAATTTATCCTCAAATGATTGCTGGGCTCCGGTCAGTACTTCAAGCTCATGACCTTCTGTATCGATTTTAAGATAACTGATCTTGTTGATCTTGTTTTCTCGCACAAATTCATCAACAGTCGTGCAGACGCTAGAGGTTGTTGTGTAAGTCAAATCTAAAAAATGGGGTCGCACATGAAATGAATTATGAGACCTATTGTTTAGAGGTTTGTAAAGATTTTTATCAACACAGTCATTTGAAAGAGCGTAATTAAATGATTTTATACGATCATCTTCTAATTGAAATATTCTACAGTCTCTATCGGGTTCAAATGCATAAACTAACGAATCTGGAAATAATGACAAGATTTCTAGCGTAAAATTTCCATCATTTGCTCCAACATCAAAAAACACAGGATCTTGATCATGTATCAAAAATTTTGAAATTTGTAATTCTTTCATAACTCAAAACCACTTAATGTAGAGCGCATCTCCCCATCCTGTATCGAATATTTTCTCTCCGTGCTTTGAAAATCCATTAATTACAAGATACTCGTCAATCTCATTGACAAGATCAGTACCCTCATATAAGAATTCTTGATTGTTGACTTCTGTGTAGACAACTTTAAATTGCTTGAGTTTTGCGCCTAAACCCTTTATCGCTTTTAATTCAATGCCCTGGATGTCCAAGTTTATCATGTCATACATTTCAGAATTAGGAATTTGACCTAAGATGGTGCTAAGCGTTTTAGATTTGCTCACATGCTTATCAACGTAAATTATGTCATGATAATGCTTCGGTGACGACATTCTGTTTAACACTGATGAGCATTGTTCATTATTGGAAATATTCAAAACAACATCCTCATCGTCTTTATCTGTAATTGTTGCACAAATTACTAGATCGTTGCTACTTTGAGAAAAAGTATCAGATATTTTACTTGCAAGAGTAGGGTTGGCTTCAATCCAGACTCTTTTTTGTATTCCTGCATCACAGTATGGACCATGCTCTTCAGCGAGGTGTGCACCTACATGAATGACACCATTGATACCACCTACTATTCCTGCGATTTCTGTTGGGCTCATATAGACCATTTAAACACCTCTAATATTTGGATATGAATTTTTAAACCAGCTTATAGATTCTTTTAGACCTTTCTCAAGTGGTGTATAAGAACCTTTCCATCCTAATTCTAGTAGGCGCTTGTTTGACGAAGGCTTTTTGAACTGTCCATCAGGTTTAGATGAATCAAAAACTATGTCACCTTTAAATCCTATTTCATGACCTATTAGAAATGCAAGATCTTTTATTGAAACTTGCTCTGGATTTCCGATGTTTATTGGGTCAATGCCGTCGTAGTTCTCTGCAAGCCACAAAATGATCGAAGCAGCATCTTTTGAATAAGTGAATTCTCTAAGAGGATTTCCTGTTCCCCAGATTTTAACATGATTATCATTATTAATCATCGCTTCGTGAAATTTTCTTATAGTTGCCGGGATGACATGACCTGCGCTCAAGTCATAATTGTCATTTGGCCCATATAGACTATTAGGAACGACTGTTATGAATTTTGAGTTAAATTGTTGTCTATACGCTCGACTTTGCACGTCTAACATTCTTTTGGCATAAGCATAGCCAAAATTTGACGGGTGAGGCGGGCCAAGATGAAGCTGGTCTTCAGTAAGCGGATAAGTTACATGATCTTTATCTGGGTATATACATGTTGATAAAACTGATATTAGCTTGAGATTCAATTTCTTACACACATCAAGCACATTCATATTCATTCTAACATTGTCATCAAAAAAGTCGGCAACGTGGTCACTATTTGCCTTCACGCCGCCTACTCGTGCGGCGCAATGTACGACTGTATCTATTTTTTCTTCTATCGCAATTTTTTCTATAATAGATGCAGTCTTACTAAGATCTGCATCTTTGGAAGAGAGAGGTATAGAATTCTTACAAATCTTAAAAACTTCACTGCCTAAAAGACCTGATGCTCCAGTTATCAAACATTTCATCTTCTATTTCCTGTTGGTCTCCACACGAGTTGTGAATACCCTTCTATGTAAAAGCTTCCTATTGAATTTCTTTTGACTTCTAAGATTTCTGCTAGACCCACTTTTTCAAGAGTACGAACAGCATTTAAGAAACCATCTAGATAATTTCTTTTCTTGCAGTAAGAAGAACAAAATCGATCAAGATCGACATCTTTGTTCATTAGCTCTGTCAAAGGTTCAATATGAACACATAGATCTGGCTTTTGGTGCAAGATGTATTCAAGAAATCTTTCAAAATTATTTCCAACTTGCTCTAAAGCGGCAAAAGTATAAATAATTGAATTATCATCTAGTTTGATGTCATAGTTAGGATTGAAAAAATCAAAATTATATCCTTTGCAAGATAATATTTTCTTATCATTGATTTTTTGAATCAGACGCTGTGAAGACTCAGCCCAGTCAAGACCGTATAGTTTAGCATCTTTATTT